AGAAGATCCTGATCTTCACCGCCTTCGCCGACACCGCCGACTATCTGTACGCCAATCTGGCACCCACGCTGGAGGCCCTGAAGCTGCACTCCGGCAAGGTCACGGGCAGCGACCGGCCCAAATCCACTTTGCCGAAGGCGTATGACTTTCAGGAACTGCTGACGCTGTTCTCCCCGCGCTCGAAGGAAAAGGCCATCGTACTGCCGGGCGAACCGGCGGAAATCGACCTGCTCATCGGCACCGACTGCATCTCCGAAGGCCAGAACCTTCAGGACTGCGACTACCTGATCAACTACGACATCCATTGGAACCCGGTGCGCATCATCCAGCGCTTCGGGCGCGTGGATCGCATCGGTTCACCCAACGCCAGCATCCAACTGGTGAACTACTGGCCCGACATCTCGCTGGACGAGTACATCAACCTCAAGGAGCGCGTCGAGAACCGGATGATGATCGTGGACGTCACGGCCACCGGCGACGACAACGTCATCTCCGCGCAGGCCAACGACGTGTCCTACCGCAAGGAGCAACTACGCCGCCTGCAGGAGGAAGTCATCGAACTGGAAGACCTGAAGACCGGCGTCTCCATCACCGATCTGGGCTTGAACGACTTCCGCATGGATTTGCTGAACTACGTCAAGGCTCACGGCGACCTCGACAAGTCACCCAACGGCCTGCACGCCGTCGTGTCCGCCAACCCCGATCTGGGCCTTGCGCCCGGCGTGATTTTCACGCTGCGCAATCGCAATACGGGCGTGAACCCGCCTGCACACCTGCCACAGCACAACCGCCTGCACCCGTACTACCTCATCTACATCAACCGCCAGGGCGAGGTCATCCACGACCACACTGAAGTCAAACGCCTGCTCGACTTGGCTCGCAGCTGCTGCAAGGGGCAGGACAAACCCATCTTGGAGGCCTGCCATCACTTCAATCAGGAAACGGCAGATGGCCGCCGGATGCAGGCCTACTCCGACCTGCTGGGCAAAGCCATCCGTTCGATGATCGAGGTAAAGGAAGAAAAAGACCTCGATAGCCTATTCAGCGGCGGCAAAACCACAGCGCTGACCAACACCATCTCCGGGCTGGACGACTTCGAACTCATCAGCTTCCTTGTGATTCAGGAGGTTGGATGAGTGCGCTGATCGCCTATCCCAAACAAGCCGCCTTCGGGCGCGTTCTGCCCAAGAACAAAATCTACGAGCACAGCGGAGCGAACACCCGGCTCAAAGACCTGTTCGTCAAACAGGTGGAGCAGATCATCTGGCAGTACAAGCTGGCCCCGGAGACGCTCCACCTGCCTGCCCGCCCCGGCGTGCCGGAAATCCAGATCTTCACCATCCAGCTCAAGACAACGGAACTGCACATCGACGTGCTGCGCTGCATCGACGGGGCCATTCCGTTTCCCATCGTGTTCGAGCTGGTTTTCGAGGGTAAGACGCAGGTGATCGCCGCCTACAAGCGCCCCAGCGAATCCGACGCCAGCCATTGGGTGCTCTCGGACTACTTTGCATCGGACTGGCTACCGACAGACCACGAGCGCACCGCGATGCCCGTGGCCCTGCATCTGGGTGGCCTCTACGAGCAGTTGCTGCACCGCCTGATTCCCTTGTCTGCGCGACCGCAAGAAGCGCTGACCGAACTGGTGCTACGCGTCGAACAAGCACAAGCCAAACAGCGCGAGCTGGACAAGGCCACGGCGCGACTGGCGAAAGAAAAGCAATTCAATCGCAAGGTGGAGATCAACGCGCACCTGCGGCAGCTCAAGAACGAACTCGAAGAATTGACTGGAAGGGAACTGGCATGACGCAGAGTCTGAACGACGAATCGCGGAAACACATCGAGCAGGTCGCTGGCGAAGCGCTGGCGCAACTCGAAAGCATTGCTGCGACTGCCAAGGGCAAGCTGCACGATGGGCGGACACTGGGTTCCGATGCGCTGGCAAGCATCAACACGATGACGTCCAGCTCAGCCATCCAAAAGCTGGATCAGATCAGTCAGGCGAACCGCGAAAGCTATCAAGTGCTGGTGGCAGAGCCCGCCATCGCTCGCGTTGTGGTGGCCGATGAAGAGGGAGAAGAAAAAACCTATTACATCTGCCGCACGACGCCGGTATCGGGTTTTCCCAATTTGGCCAGCTACCGCGCGCCTGTTGGACGCTTGGCCTCGTTGGCAATTGGCGCAGAGTTCACGCTTCCCAATGGAACCACCGTTGAGGTTCTTGAGCGAGCCCAACTTCGGCCCAAGACGCTTGCCGATGGGTGGGATTCCCGCGACACCGTTGTTGAGGCCGAACATTTCGGGCCGTTGACCATCGAGTCGCTGCGTGCGCTTCTGACTGAGGTTGCAGGGGAAGAAGTCACCGAAGACATTCTGGGCCAACTGCTGGCCGAGGAAACCGTCAAGGCCAACATCATCGACGGCGTTCGCCGCAGCGTCATCACCAAGATGGGGCTGCGGGATCAGCCCATCCTCGACCAATACCAGGACGAGATCTTCCGACTCCCGCTCGACAAGCGCCTGCTGATCCTGGGGCCACCCGGTACTGGCAAAACAACAACCCTCATCCGCCGCCTTGGCCAAAAACTCGACACCGCCTTCCTGGAAGAAGGCGAACAACGTCTGGTTGAAACAGTCACCTCAGCCCAAGGCATGGCGCACGCCAATAGCTGGCTGATGTTCACACCTACGGAGTTGCTCAAACAGTATCTCAAGGAGGCCTTCGCGCGTGAAGGTGTTCCCGCATCGGATCTGCGCATCAGAACGTGGCATGACTATCGACGCGAGCTGGCCCGAAACGCATTCGGCGTCCTCAGAACAGCTTCCGGTGGCGGCACTTTTGTCCTGAAAGACGGATTGGCCAGCCTGAACGCGGCAGCACTAGAGCGCCCCATTCAATGGTTTGATGACTTCGAGGCATGGCAGCGCAAGGCCTATGTACAAGAGCTACACGATGCAGCAACCCAGCTCCACGATGCCAGCATTCCCGAGATACAGAGTCTTGGCGCACGCCTGCAAAGCATTTTGTCGCGGGCGGTCGATGGCGCGTTGGCTTCCATGTTTGGCTCGCTGGCGGTAGAGATTGCCAAAGTGCAGGCGCTTGTCGGCAGCCTGAAGGATGGCTCCGACGCCAAAATCAAGGCCGCTCTCAACTTGCAACTCAATCGCAACCGAGCCTTTCTGGATGAGTTGGCCCGCGTGATCGATAGCCTGCAACAGGCGCAAGCAACTGATGCGGACGAGCAGGACGACCCCGACGCTGATGAGGAAGAAGACGCCACAGCTCCCCGCACAGGCCGTGCCGCCGCGCTCAATGCCTATATGCAAGCTGCGCGTGCCCAAGCACGGGCGACCGCATCCAAGCGCACACTCAGCAAGGCATCTCGCAATGGCAAGATCATCGAGTGGCTGAAGGATCGCGGCCTGACAGAGGCGGATCGCGCCGAGGTAGGGGCAAGCCTTCTGGTGCAGGCCAGTGCCCGTCGTTTCGTCAATCCGGTCAAGCGCTACCTCGATGGCATCCCGAAGCGCTACCGTGCATTCAGGCGCGAGCGCCAACCGGCAAACACCTGGTATCGCCACGAAGCCTTTGAGGCGCGCGACATCCATCCGCTGGAGTTGGACATCGTCTTGCTTGCGATCTTGCGCGCCGCAGGCGACCTGATCAGTCGGCCCAACGTCCAGCGTGATATCGATAGTCCCGCGTGGTCATCGCTCCAGCCCATCCTCGGGCACTACCGCAACCAGATCTTGGTGGACGAAGCAACGGACTTCTCACCCATCCAGCTTGCGAGCATGGCAGCGCTGGCGCATCCACGACTGCGCTCGTTCTTTGCCTGCGGCGACTTCAACCAGCGCCTGACCACCTGGGGCACGCGCTCCGCCGACGACTTGAAGTGGGTCTTCGCCGATTTCGACATCAAGGAAATCACGGTCTCCTACCGGCAGAGCAAGCAACTGAATGATTTGGCCCGCGCCATGATCCAGGCCGTCGGTGGCACCGAACAAGGCGCCAGCTTGCCTGCACATATGGACAGCATGGGCGTCGCACCTGCCTTGCTGGAGCACGCTACCAACGCGGAAACCACTGTTTGGTGGCTGGCTGATCGCATTCGGGAGATTGAGCGCTTTGTCGGTCAGTTGCCATCCACCGCCATTTTTGTGAACACCGAGGATGACGTTGCCCCGGTGGCCGACGCTCTGAACGCCGCCCTGGCCGAGCACAACATCCAGGTCATCGCCTGCCGTGAGGGGCAGGCCGTGGGGCAAGAAAGCAACGTGCGCGTATTCGACATCCAGCACATCAAAGGTCTGGAGTTCGAGGCGGTGTTCTTTGTCGGCATTGACCAACTGGCCTCGTTGCACCCCGCGCTGTTCGACAAATACCTGTACGTCGGCACCACCCGCGCGGCCACCTACCTGGGCGTCACTTGCCAAGGCACCTTGCCATCCGGCATCGAGAGTCTGCGCACGCACTTTTGCCAGGACTGGCAGCAGGGCGACTGACATACCAACACGAACTTGAAAATTAAGCCGCCAAGCCTTTTCCCAAAAAAGCGCGGTGAGCAGAGGAAAAGAACATGGAAAAGCTAAAAATGCACTCGCCCAACCTGACCGAAGACAACATTGCGCGCATCCGCGAGATGTTCCCCGGCTGCGTGACGGAAGCGCGGGGCGAGGACGGCAGCGTGAGGCTGGCAGTGGACTTCGACCAGCTCAAGCAGGAGCTGTCCAGCGCCATCGTCGAAGGCCCGCAGGAGCGTTACCACCTCAACTGGCCCGGCAAGCGCGAGGCGCTGCTGACGGCCAATGCGCCGATTGCCAAGACGCTACGCCCGGTGCGCGCAGAGAGCGTGGACTTCGATACGACGAAGAACCTGTTCATCGAGGGTGACAACCTCGATGCCTTGAAGCTGTTGCAGGAGACGTATCTGGGCAAGGTGAAGATGATTTACATCGACCCGCCGTACAACACGGGCAATGATTTCATCTATGAGGACGACTTTGCCGAGGATGCGAACGAATATTTGCGTCGCTCGAATCAAGTGGATGAGGAAGGGAATCGGCTCGCTGCCAATACCGCAGCGAATGGGCGATTTCATTCCGATTGGTTGACCATGATGTATTCACGACTTCGTCTCGCGTTCCGACTTTTGGCCGACGATGGCGTGCTTTTCATCAGCATCGACGACAACGAATCGAGCAATCTAATCAATATCTGTTCGGAGATTTTCGGTTCGGAGAATTTTGTCGCCCAACTTGCTGTTCAGTTGAATCCCCGTGGCCGACATTTGGATAGATTTGTCGCCAAGACCCATGAAGCTGTCCTCGTGTTTGTAAAAGATGGACTCAACTCCTCGGCAGTTCGTGGCCTTGAAAAGGAAGGTCGGATGGTCGATGAATACGATAAAAATGATGATCAAGGCCAGTACCGCCTGCTTGGGTTGCGCAATCGAAACCAAGCTTTCAATCCGACCACACGTCCGAAGCTTTACTACCCGCTCTATGTAGACAATGCAACGTGCGCTGTTTCGCTGAAGAAAGATGCGAACTTTCAGATTGAAGTCTGGCCAGACGCTCCCAATGGAGTCAAGACGTGCTGGACGTGGGGAAAAGACAAGGTATTGAAGGAAGGAAAGCTGCTTTGCGCACAACCTACCGGTGACGAATGGCGCATCTACCGTAAAGACTATCTGCATGGGGAAAACGGAGAGGTCGCCAAGACACTGGTCAAATCCCTGTGGGTGGATAAGGAGATCACAAACGACTACGGGCGAAAGGCGATCAAAGACCTATTCGGCTCGTCCGTCATGGACTTCCCAAAGTCGACGGAGCTGATGGCCAAGCTCGTAAGGATTGGCAGCCATCCAAACTCCATCGTCATGGACTTCTTTTCCGGTTCTTCGTCAACGGCCCATGCGGTAATGACAGTAAATGCTGAGGAAGGCGGAAACCGTCGTTTCATCATGGTGCAGTTGGCGGAAGAACTTGCGCCCGATTCCGCAGGGGCTAAGGCTGGATACAAGAGCATTCCTGATATTGGGAAGGAGCGCATTCGTCGGGCTGGCAAACAAGTTCTTGAGGGCGATTCTGATGAGGGGTGGAAACAGGACGTTGGCTTCCGCGTCCTCAAGATCGACACCTCCAATATGGCCGATGTCTATTACGCCCCTGATGCGCTGGAAAAGGGGAAGCTCGACCTGTTCGTGGACAACATCAAGCCCGACCGCACGGCGGAAGACTTGCTGTTCCAGGTGATGTTGGATTGGGGCGTTGACCTCGCCCTGCCCATCGAGAAGAAGGTCATCCAGGGCAAGGAGGTGTTCTTCGTGGACGCGAGCGCAAATGGCAGCCCGGCGCTGGCCGCCTGCTTCGACGCTCACGGCGGCGTGGATGAAAGCTTCGTCAAGGAACTGGCGACGCACAAGCCGCTGCGCGCGGTGTTCCGCGACGCCGGGTTCAAAGACAGCGCGGTCAAGATCAACGTGGAGCAGATTTTCAAGTCGCTGTCGCCCTCCACCGAAGTGAAGAGCATCTGAGGGGGCGGAGATGAAACTGAAGTTCAAAACGCAGTCCTACCAGACTGCCGCCGTACAGGCGGTGGTGGACTGCTTCAAGGGCCAGCCGCCTGCATCCACCGAGGCCATCAGCTACCGCATCGACCCCGGCAAGGCCAAGAAGGGAACGGAAGACCTGTTCACCGAGGCCGGGTTCAAGAACGCCGACCTCGTGCTCTCGGACACGGCGCTGCTCGACAACATCCATGCCGGGCAACGGGCGCAGAACCTCCCGCTGTCGGACACGCTGGTCAAGACCAAGGTCGCGCGGGTGAACCTCGACATCGAGATGGAAACCGGCACCGGCAAGACCTACTGCTACATCAAGACGATTTTCGAGCTGAACAAGCTGTATGGCTGGAGCAAGTTCATCATCGTGGTGCCGAGCATCGCCATTCGCGAGGGCGTGGCTAAGTCGCTGGACATCACCGCCGAACACTTTCTGGAGAGCTACCAGAAGAAGGCACGCTTCTTCATCTACAACTCCAAGCAATTGCACCATCTGGAGAGCTTCTCGTCAGACGCGGGCATCAACGTGATGGTCATCAACGTGCAGGCGTTCAATGCTACCGGCAAGGACAATCGGCGCATTTACGAGGAGCTGGACGACTTCCAGTCGCGCAAGCCCATCGATGTCATCAGTGCTAACCGGCCCATTTTGATTCTGGACGAGCCGCAGAAGATGGAAGGCGGCAAGACGCTAGATTCGTTGGTCAACTTCAAGCCCTTGATGGTGCTGCGCTACTCGGCGACCCACAAGACCACGCACAACAAGATTCACCGGCTGGACGCGCTGGATGCCTACAACCAGAAGCTGGTGAAGAAAATCGCCGTGCGCGGCATCGCGGTGAAGGGGCTGGCGGGCACGACCGGTTACCTGTATCTGCAATCCATCGACATCTCGACCAAGAAGCCGCCTGAGGCGCGCGTGGAGATGGAGCAGAAACTCGCCAATGGCGACATCAAGCGCGTGGTGCGCAAGCTCGGCAAGGGCGACAACCTGTTCGATCTCTCAAACGGGCTGGATCAGTACCGCGACGGCTATGTGGTGGCGGACATCAACGCAAACACCGACACACTGAGCTTTACCAATGGCGTGGAGCTGACGGTGGGCGATGCCACGGGCGACGTGACCGAGCAGGCGTTGCGTCGCATCCAGATTCGGGAAGCGATCAAGGCGCACTTCGACAAGGAGCAGGCGCTCTTCCAACAGGGTGTGAAGGTGCTGACCCTGTTCTTCATCGACGAGGTGGCCAAGTACCGCGACTACGCGCAGGCGGACGAGAAAGGCGAGTACGCCCGCATCTTCGAGGAGGAATACACCCAGTACCTGAACGAGGTGCTTGATCTGGACGAGACGGCCTACATCAAGTACCTGAAGGGCATCCCGGTGGGCAAGACCCACAGCGGCTACTTTTCCATCGACAAGAAGAGCAAGCGGCAGGTGGATTCGGATGTGGCGGCGCGCGGCGAGAACGCGGGCTTGTCCGATGACGTGGACGCCTATGACCTGATCCTGAAGGACAAGGAGCGGCTGCTGTCATTGGCCGAGCCGGTGCGCTTCATCTTCTCGCACTCGGCCCTGCGCGAAGGCTGGGACAACCCGAACGTGTTCGTCATCTGCGCGCTCAAGCACAGCGACAACACCATCTCGCGCCGCCAGGAGGTGGGGCGCGGCCTGCGTTTGTCCGTGAACCAGCAGGGCGACCGCATGGATCACCCGGCCATCGTCCACGACGTGAACGTGCTGACCGTGGTGGCCAGCGAGAGCTACAAGGACTTCGTGGCGGCGCTGCAGAAGGACATCAGCGATTCGCTGTCCGCCCGCCCCAAGGTGGCGAACGAAGAATATTTCACCGGCAAGGTGTTCAAAACGCCAACAGGGGACGTGCAGGTCACGCCGCAGCTGGCGAAGCAGATCTACCGCTATCTGGTCAAGAACGACTACACCGACGATGCGGATAGGATCGCTGGCGCGTACCACGATGCCAAGAAGGCTGGGACGCTCGCCGACCTGCCGCCAGAGCTGAAGCCGCACGCTGAACAGGTGTTCCAGCTGATCGACAGTTTCTTCAGCGCGAGCCAGTTGCCCGACATCGGCGACGACCGTCGCCCCAAGAAGAATCCGCTCAACGCCAACTTCGACAAGCAGGAGTTCAAGGCGCTGTGGAACCGCATCAACCGCAAGGCGGCCTACAGCGTCGACTTCGACTCGGACGAGCTGGTGCAGAAAGCAGTCAAGGAGCTGGACGCAGCCTTGCGCGTGACCCCGCTGCAATACACCATCCAGCACGGCGAGCAGGCAGCCGCCGTCACCTATGACGGTATCAAGGGCGGCAATGCCTTCGAGTTGAAAGCCACGGAAACCGAAACCAACAAGAACTCGATCCACTCGGCGGTCAAGTACGACCTCATCGGCAAGCTGGCTGAGGGCACGCAGTTGACGCGCCGCACGGTGGCGGAAGTCCTCAAGGGGATCAACGTCGCGGTGTTTGCGCAATTCAAGACCAACCCCGAGAGCTTCATTGCCGAGGCCACGCGGCTCATCAATGAGCAGAAGGCCACGGTCATCATCGAACATCTGGCCTACGACCCGGTCGAGGACAAGTTCGACCTCGACATCTTCACCGCCGGGCAGACCAAGCAGGACTTCAGCAACGCGGTCAGAACGCCCAAGCACCACATCTACGATTTCGTACTGCCGGATTCAGGATCGAAGCCGGAGCGCGACTTTGCCGAGGCGCTGGAGGCCAGTGTCGAGGTGGTCGTATACGCCAAGTTGCCACGCGGCTTCCTGATCCCGACGCCAGTCGGCGACTACAACCCCGACTGGGCCATCACCTTCAAGGAAGGCACGGTCAAGCACATCTACTTCGTGGCGGAAACCAAGGGGTCGATGTCATCGATGGATCTGCGCGAGATCGAAAAGACCAAGATCAAGTGTGCCCGCAAGTTCTTCGAGGAGATGAATCGCCGCTTCGCCCCAGAGAACGTCAAGTACGACGTGGTGGACAGCTTCGGCAGGTTGATGGAAATCGTGAAGTAGTCATCACGGAAAAGCACAGTCACACGCGAACCGGCAACGTCACCTTCGGCTGGATGGGCACCAGCGTCTTCGCGTAGGCACGCAGAATCTCGTTGTAGAGGTCTGCATGCTTGGGCGCTTCAACCGTGATGATCAGCGCGTAGCGAATTTTCTCGGCGTTGGTTGTCGGCCCACCCGCCTCTCGGGCGTTGTAGTGGATATCGAACACCGGGTTGTCGAGGCTGCTGCCCAGCATGGATTTGTTGCCGTGCAGAACAGTCTCCCACTTGCCCAGGTCGGAACGGCGCTCTTCCTCGGTGGCGTATTTCTTCATGCTGAAGAAGCCCTTTGTGTCGGCGCTGGTCTTGCCCTCCTTGATCTTCTTGTCGCTGGGCCGGAACACAACCTCCAGACCAGCGCGGGTGTAGGCGACAGCATCTTGAGGGTCTGTCGGCGACGCATAGCAAAAGGTCGCCTTCAGGCGAATTTTGCCTTGTAGGCCGCCGACAGGCAGGGGAAGCGTTGCGCGCAAGAACTTGCCCGGCTTCAACTCCCCCTGATAGACCACTCGTGCCACGCCGGTCGGGCAAGCGATGACCTCCATCAGGTCTTCCGGAACCTTGCCCCAACCCACTTCGAGCTTGTCGTGGGTGGATGAATCAGCGGCGTGAACAAGCAATGCCTTGATGGCCAGCGGCGTCAAATCCGCGCCGAGGATTGCCCGAACACCGACGGCATTACGCAACAAGTATGGCGACGCGAAGCTGGTACCCAACTGCGGGATCAGCGTCGGCTTCGCGCCAGCGCCCAGCACATGGAAGTACTTAGAGCTGGCGGCGTCTCCACCAAATGCCATGAGGTCAGGCTTCACCACACCAGGACTGCGCCCAGGCCCAACGGCGCTGTAGGCGGCACGCGACCACGTCGCATCCACGTTGTCGGCAGCGCCCACAGACAAGGCGTTGACGCAGTCCGAGGGCACCTGCACGCGGGCATTGCCCACCGAGCGATCCATTTCGCCGTTGTTGCCAACGGCGACGGTCATCAAGGTATCACCGTCGCTGAGCAGGTCGTCGATCACCGATGTCCACGCATGCACGTCGGTGTCCTCAATCGGTAGATCCGGCCCCAGGCTGAGATTGAGGAATTGATATTGGCGCGACAGCAGGACTTCTTCGACAAGCCCCAGCGTGCGGTACAGCTCCAGTGGATCTTCCGATTCGGTCTCGCGGTCCAGCACGCGCAGGTGGTCAACGTAGGAGTATGGGCGTGCCGCAGTGCTGTTCGGAGCTATTGGGCCGAACAGGAATGCCGAGGTCACACCGAGGCCGTGCTCCAAACCGCTCGGATCATCCGCCGCGTTTTCATCCAGTGCCCGATAGGTTCTCAACCACGGAGCAATGCTGTGCTGCTCGGGCAGGCCGCCGTCGAGGATGGCGACCTTGGGTTCGGACGACAAGGGTTGCTCTGTCGGCAGGCTGCACGCCACCTTCACGCCCGCAGAGCGTTGCACCGGACGCATGCCACGCAGTTGCGGCATGGGACGAATCACGCGCACAAGGGTGAACTCAGCCAAGCGCTTGATGTTGTGGTGCGTACCCTCGGCCGGAAGAAACCACAGGTTGCCCGCGCTGAACGCCAAGTCGGTATGGATCGTCACACCAACATCGGCTGCGTACTTGGCAAACGCACGCTGCACAAACTGATCGTTGTCACCGGGAAGCAGATGGATGCCAACCTCGAAGAAGCGATCCTTTGCTTTGCCCAACGAGACGATGCGATCCTTGGACTCAAAGGCGGAAAACCGCTCGATATGCGACAAATCCTTGGCTTCATTCGACCCTTCGCCCAGTTGCCCGGCCCAGTCCTTCAGCTGGCGGAATGCCTGGCGCTGGCCCACCACGAACAGCTCCGTGGTGGCCGATTCGCGTGGCGGCCCCTTCTTTGACCAGCCCTCTGGGGTGATTTTGACGGCCCTGCTGCCGACCGACTCAAAACCCGCGCTCCGCAGCATGGCTGTCGGGAAGAAGGAGCGCGCGATGTAACTCGGATTGAGCGTGAGACGAGCCACGCCCAAATCTCCCGGACAGGCTTTGTCAGGCAAGCTATCGAGGTTCGCCGCGACCTCGACGAACTGCGGCATCAGTCGGCTCCGCGCTTGCTGCAACGTGTAGACCTCAGCCTTGTCCATGCCACGTTTGGGGCCCTTAATCTCGTGGGTCAGCAACTCGCCGCGCCCGATCAGAAAGTTGGTCTGGCTCATGCCTCACGTCTCCGTTTCTTGGGAACCACGGTCGAGCTATCGGTGGTGTATTTGCGAATGGTGTCCCGGCTCACGCCGGTGATGTCCGAGATACTGTGCTGAGACAGGCGCGTCTGATTTGCCAGCAACACTGCCATGTCGATGCGGCCTTGCCGATCCAGAGAGAGGGCGCGTGCCTTGATGAATTCTTCGATCAGGTCGGCATCCGGCGTTGTCCCCAGCGCCACTGCACGCCGAAAGCGCTGTATCTCGCGCTCGATGTCGCTAAAGGACTGTCCGCGAAACGCGAAAGCCAGAATCTCGATCCAGCGACCGAACAAGGCAAAGTCCGGCCCCAAGAAACGCTTAATGGCTTCTTTGACCGCCGCCGCCGCTGGCACCTTGAATTCCACAACCAGATCGAACCGTCGCCACAGCGCTGGATCGATCAACTCTGGGTGATTGGTGGCGGCCAGCAGCAATCCCGTTGCTGGCCACTCGTCAACCTCTTGCAAGATCACGGTCACCAGCCGCTTGAGTTCACCGATGTCCGTGTCATCGCTGCGACGTTTGGCGATTGCATCGATCTCGTCCAGCAGCAGGACACAGGGACTGCGTTTGGCGAAATCCAGCGCCGCGCGCAGGTTGCTGCCGCTGCGTCCCAGCAGGCTGCTCATCACGGCAGTCAGATCGAGCACGTACAACGGCACGCCCAGTTGGGCTGCCAACCAGCGAGCCGTCAGCGTCTTGCCCACCCCGGGTTGACCAACAAAGATGGCAGAGCGGGTCGGGGTCAAACCGAGCGTGGCGAGACGCGCTGCCTGCTTGCGCTCCTGGATCAATTGCCCAAGGGACTCTTCCAGCTCGGCAGACAACAACGGAGCCTCACGATCCGGAGAGTCCTTGAAGACCTTCAACAGCGACAGGCGCGATTCGTCATCCACCGGCAGCACCTGCTCCGGCAGCGAAGGCGATGTCACCTTGCGCAGCGGTGCCCCTGCTCGATGCGGCTTGGCGCGAAGGAACAGATCCACCTGTTCGGCCAACTCCGGCTCAGTGCCTCGGTACTTTCTGACCAGCCTCGCAGCAAACAGGCGCACGTCCTCCGCCTGCTCGGCGAGCGCCAGCCGAACAATCTGGGCTAAATCAGCTTTCAAACCAGTCAACTCGCCCATAACAATCTCAAGTTATTGATTTACAATGTGTTTTCATCCGATGAAAACGGACTATATGTATTGTCTCATACTTCTCTGGTGCCCGTGAAGGAGATCAGCGCGAGCGCGCCACCTCAGGCGTTGGCTACTTGATGGCGGATGCCATCCCCCTGACCCACCCCTGCAACGCCCTCAGTTGCTCGGCGTTTTCGTGGCAGGACTGGTAGTTGCCTGCGACGGTTTCGGCGACGGTAGAGAGCGCAATTCCTGCGGCGGGCGCATCAGCATCTCCGGCGGGCTCGGGCAGTTCCCCGGCGGCGGCAGCGTCGTGCAGGCGCACAAAGCCACGGTTGATAGTGCAAGCAGCATCGGCTTGAGCGGGCACATAGACGGGAACCTCCCTGATGATGGTGTCGCCCTTCTCGCGGACGACGCGGACGCGGTCGACGTACTCGGTGACGACCTTGACGGTGGCTTCAGCCTGACGCAGGCGCGTGGCCGAGGTTTGCAGGGCTTGCTGTTGGACGGCGGCGTCCCACTGCGCCTGAACGTGCACGGCTCCTTTGATCCAGCCGAAGCCGATCAGCGCGACGGCGAGCAGCACCAAGGCCAGCAGGCGGTACGGCCAAGGGATCAGCGTCATGGCGCGGTTTCCCCGAGACACTGGCGGTACTCGGCCTGACGCCGTGTAGCGAGACCACCGCACAACCGGCTGTTCTCCGGCAATGCGCAGTCCTTGCCTTGGAAGAAGCGCCAGCGCAGCAGTTCGGCGCATGCTCCGGCGTAGTCCTCGACGTTGAGTTTCCTCACCAGCGTGGATTGGCAGAACGCGCGGCTGCCGACGTTGTAGGCGAAAGACACATAGGTGTCGTACTCGTGCTGCGCCAGCGGGACAGTCACGCACTGCTTGAGCGCGCCCTCGAACTGCTGCACATCGGTGAGCGCCCGGGCCAGCGCCTTTGGCGGCGTGGTGGTGTCGCCGATCTTCACGCCCGAAGTCGTACCGAACCCGATGGTCGGTACATCACCCTTGACCGGAATCACCGCGCGGTCGGTGTAGCCCTCGTGCAGCACGAGGCCGACCAGTGCGGCGGCGGACAGGGTCAGCGCGGCCACGGTGCGGCGCGCAGCTGGTGATGATGGCGGCCGGATCATCGGTGCATCTCCGGTTGTGCCACCAAGCGGGCGATGGCCGCGCCGATGCTGGCGCTGAAGGCCAGCAGCACGAACACGCCGCGCGGCAGAACGTCGCCGAACAGCGGTACCACCACTTCCGCCGCCGTGAAGATCGCCGCGACGATGGACAGACGAATGCTCCACGCGCGGCGTGCGATCTTGCGCCAGTCGTCCAGCAAGCAGATTTTGCGGGCGGTCATTGCGGGCCTCCCATCAACTTCAACTTGATGGCGGCCCCGACCAGCAGCGCGGCCAGGAGGCCGGTGGTGATGACTTTCACGGTGGTCTGCCACGCGGTGCGACGGGCATCGCGCCATGCCTCCAGCAGATCACGCAGTTCGCGGATGTCGCGGGCGGCGTGGCCGTTTTCGAGGCCGAGGTGGGCCAGCACACGTCCGGCACCGCGCTCGGCGGCACGATCCAGCAGTTCGTCGAAGTCTTCGCGCCGGATGAGCAGCATGTTTTCCACGAGGGTGGCGGGTTGGTGTTCTTCGGTCATTGCAGTCTCCAGAAATGCAAAACCCGCCTCGTGGGCGGGTTCGGGTGGTTGCGGGTGAGTGGAAATCAGATGGCGATGCCCGCGCTCCAGCCTGCGGGTTTGTAGGCACTGAGCTTGGCCTCGTCCTCGATGTAGCAAAGCCAGCCGACCTTGGGCGCGTGGTATTCCCACACGCCTTCGATGCGCACGGCGATCTGGTTGGTCTTGCCTGCCCACACGCCGGTGGCGGCGGCGGGAATGAGGTAACGGTCGCCGTTGACTGGGCTGGCTGGTGGCGAGGTCAGGTCGCGGTCTTTCACGGACAGGCCGACTGTCGCGCCGAGGCGTTTCAGATTGGCGTCCATGCCGCTGTCCCAGCCACTTTCGCCAAGCGTCCAGCCGTAGGTGAGTCCAAGGTTCGGATCGGTCGATGACATGCTTATCTCCAGAGAGGCACGGCTTGCCGGATGCGCCGGACGGCTTCCGGGTCGCCGGTGCGATGGCTTTGCTGCGGGTGCTGCCGCCAGTGCCGCCCGACGATGGGCAGGTGCAGCACGCCTCCACGTTTGGCTACCAGCAGGGTCAGCAGCCAGTCGGCGAAGTTGTTGATGTCGGTGGTTTCCGCGAGCGCGGCCTCCACGGCAGACCGGCGCATTACGATCAGGCCGTGAACGTGGCTGGCGCTGTTGGCGTGCTGCCAGCGGCTATAGGCCAGACGCCGCACCGCGATGTCGCGCCCGGTTTCGTCCATCAGCGCCTCGTCGCTGTAGGCCATCACCGCTTGCGGGCAGGCATCCAGCGCATTGGCCAGTTGCGTGAAGGCGCTGGCCTCATAGAGATCGTCGGGATCGACGAAGGACACCAGTGGCAGAGTGCCCCGCGAATAGCCAGCGGCGCGGGCTTCGCCGATGCGTCCGGCAATGCCCGGCACGACGTGCAACTGGATCGGCGCGCCATCGAGGCTGGCGATGCAGGCCTCGCGCCATTCGGCAGGCTCGTTCAGGGTGAGCAGATGAACATCGATGCGGGCGTCGGTTGGTGTTTCCATCAGTTTCCTCCCCAATACTGGCCCCAGCGCAGGCCGTAGCCCGCGCGATCCATGACGCGAGCCTGCGGCTGCCAGCTCTCCAGCCCGTCGCGTTCGGCGCTGATTTCCACGCTGATACGGTCGCCCAGCGCTCCGGCGTTTGCGGCAGCGGTGGCCACGTCCCACACGAAATCCGTTCCCGCGATACCGGACGCCGTATGCACCAGCGTGTCGTTGCGATCACGGATGCGCACGGTGTAGGTCACGCCCGGTTCCGGGCCGATGTCGCCCTCGTCCTGATGCACGAGGTAGGCGGTCTGCTGGATGCGGTCGCGGTGCGCCCACGCTACGGCGAGATCACCGGCCACCACGGTAGGCTCGATCTGACCGTTGAGGCGGATGCGACCGGGTGGATACGGCATGGCCTGCCGCCCGGTGAGCAGCAGCGGCTGGCCATTGGCGGCCAGTTCCGGCTCGCCCTGATCGGTCGAGGTGCGCGGAATTGCGGCCACGAACACGGATTCGCCCGGTGCGCGTTCCGCACCTTCGGCAGCCAGCCATTCGCCGACGCCGATCAACTGCGTGCCACTGGCGTGCGACTGCGGCGTGGTGTCGAGCACGCCGCGCGCCAGATCGATACTGGCCGCACTGGCATCGAAGGCCAGCACGGCGACGGCTTCGCGGATGTCGCCAGCGGCATCGACCAGATAGGCGTAGCTGCCCACGGCCAGCCGTTCCGGTTGGCTGATCGCCGTCACCGGCACCGCGATGGCATCGGCCTCGGTGGCGGGCAAATCCGTGTCGAGCGTGAGCAGCGGCGCGTAGTCCTCACTGGCGATGACTTCGATATCACCCACCGATGCGCCGGTGGCGAGCTGCCAGTTGAGTTGTCCGGCACCACCCGCCGCCGCCAGCGCGCCCACCGCCGCATCGGTGTCGGTCAGGTAATCCAGCTCGGCCCGCGACAAGGTGCGCGCCAGTTCCCAATACGGGATCTCCACCGCCAGCACCAGGGCGGGCGGCAGCGGCTCCAGTGTGGGTTCGTCGATGATGGGTGGCGGCGGGGCCAGCACGGCACTGTCGAGGCCAAACACATCCTCCATCGCCTCGATGCGCCATTCGGCTGCGCCCAGCGTGCCGGTGTCGATGCTGGTGAC